AATAGAAATAGCGGATTTTTTGTTCATTTTGTTTTCGTAAGGCGCGAATGAATTTTTGAACGTGTGACGGTTTGAGTGAGTAGTCTTCCGGTATATGTTGTCTTTTCTTGAGTTGCTCGTCGGTGCATTCTGATGGGTCTCGGTATGTAAGAGTAACCCACGAATTGCCGTAGTGATCGAGGTACAGGTAGGACTCGTGGATGATACGAATTGCCCACATGACTCGATGATCCACCCGACAACCAAGGCACTGACCGCAAGCCACTTCCAGTGTTTGCGCAGTGCCTTTTTGATTGAATATAAGTCCACCGGAGATTGGATCCTTGTAGCCTTTCAGCGGCGTGTAACAAGGCATCTAGAGGCGGTAGCCACCGCGTTGAGAGTTCCTGCGGTGCGTACCCGCACCGCGTTTGAAGTTTCGACGGGATGACCGTCTTGACATTTTTCTACGTCGCATTTTCTTGCTCCTCATATGAGAACCCGCAGAGCTCAGCGAGGTTCCTTGAATTTTGCGAGATTATCGCTGGTGTAGTTTGAAGATTTACGTAGGAGCTGTCTCCATCAACCCCGCATTGCAGCGAGGTTACGGAGCAGCCCATTAGGCCGGCAAAGAGGATTCCGGCCATAATTAGTTTTTTATTCATGCTGATGTTATAGCATGTTTTTTTATTTTTTGTAAGTTGTTGTTTTTTAAGTATTGATCGCCGGGAGAATAGGCGTTTACGCTGCGCTAATCCGCCTACTAGCCCGGAGATCTGTTTTTTTTATTTTTTTTTTTTTTTGGCGCATGGTGGGACCAGTGCGCCAGTACAGTATCAAGTAGTTTCTGTACGTTCCTCCGCTACAGCCGGAGGTTCGCTCGCCACAGGCTCGCTTGCGGCCGCTTCCGCGGCCTCAAGATCGGCGTCAGGTGCCGCCTTTTGTGGTAGTTGCTTACCCGGCGCCGCCAGCGCGGGTAATTTTTTCAGCAGCTCCCCGACATTCGCCGGGTCATTCACATAAGCGAAGAACGCTGCTGGAGATTGGCCGAATTCTTTCCGAACTTCGGCTGGTAGCTCATCGAAGATTTCACGCCCTTGCGTGAGCTTATTTGTTTGTTCATGGAAATCGAAGTCTGAGTAATCTGCATACACACCTTCGAATTTTTCCAGATGAGAGATGGTCCCCGCTTTCTCAGCCCGGGCCATTATTTTTTGAATGTCCGTTTCGTCTTTGAACGCTTGTTTTGTCCGCCCATCGTCATACACGAGTGGCGGTACCAGCTCGAGTAACTCCGCCCTTGACATATTTTTCCGTTCATCCGCTTCGCGGAGTTTTGCGATTTTTAATGACATTATTCTTTCCTTGCTTTCCATTGAAGCAGTTGTAGATAGTATCTTTCAAGCATTTGCTTAGTCGCTTTTTTTCCGCTTGATTTTTCGTATTCTGCGGCCCAGAGGTTAGCCTCATTACGGGCCCAGTTACTATATTTCTTTTTTATTGCAGCAGGAACTTGCGACACTTCCTTCGCCGTAGTCACAGGGACATTCCCCCTCGACGGCGGTCGCGTTGGCATTATCGGTTTTTTTACTAACTCTTGCGCGGCTTTATTTATAAAGCCGCCTGCGTTTCGCATTGATGACACCGTGCCACCGATTACCTCGCCGATTTCCTTTTTTCCGGAGATAGCTCCGGTTTGAGCGAGTGTGTATTTTTCTGTCGCTTTCATATTTTTGATTTGTTGCACCTGCAAAGCCGTCGATGCGCCTTTTGCCGCGCCCTCGACTGCCGCCTGTCCGACGTTCCCCATGGTAGCCATAGCACCAGCAGGGGTAGACGCGTCGAACTTGCCAGCAAGAATAGGGTTAAGGCCGCCTCTTTTAAGATCCGCCATGCGCCTTGTCACCGCAGTACTTGACATGCGTTCCTGAAAGGCGCGATTTTCACGAGCGATTCGCTCGTTAGCCTGATTTGCAGCCGTTTGCCCGCCACCTGCCAACAAGCCGCCGCCAATACTGGCGGCGCCTCCTATTATTGCAGGCCAGACAGCGGGCATGACTCTTCCCTTTCCTTGATCATATAATTTGCGACTTCCGCGCATTCCTCAAGAGACATTGGCGCCACCCCTTCCCGGTTATACCCGGGATGATATTGCATCGCTACAATGCTTGCGAAGTACATGTCCCAGCGATCCATTACAGACGCGTCAGCCCCGGCACACCGAATGTCGGTAATGGCCGCGCTGCTCGTATGTGATGATAGAAATCCGCAATCATGTGCGGTTCTGTTGGGATCGCGATAGCGCGATCAAGTGGTACCGCAAGATTCGCCTGGATGAACGTATTCCCCAGTGTTGGTAATGCTGCGAAGTCTTCTGACACGTGCCAAGCAGCAAGTGTCCCCGCAGCATCAGGACGCATGATTCCCGTGATTTTCGAATTAAGAAAACGATGTTCATCATATCGGCCTTGATAGCCGAAGACCAGAAGGTCATTAGCGTCCCCAGATACCCAAAGTTCGGCGTTCAGTACACTTTGTTCGCCGATATTTACAAGCTCGGGATATACGAATTCGTAACGCGTTTGTTTCGTCCAGTACCGGTCAATCCCTTGAGAGTATGAGATGTCGCCACGGAGATTCCCGAGGATAATTACTACACCATGCTCAACGAATGACTTTGTCCAAGAATGATTGCCGGAAGCAGTACCGAAAGCGGCAAGATTACCCAGTTTATCATTTGCCGCGGGCGTTGGTTGAGCAGACTGTTGCTGCACAGGATTTATTTGAATTTGCGTACTCCCGCCGCCGAGATACTCGGCTCTTTGCAAGCGGAAGTCGGGCGACGTAACCCCCCACCTCGCTTGAAGCGATTCCACGTAACGGGTCCCTGCCCTTGCGTCTCTCTCGAGCACATGTTGAGTGGCAAATGCCAGGCGAATGTCATTCACTGTCGCTGCCGTTGCGGTAGATAAGTCGGCATACATCACTTCCGCCTGCAGGCCGACCACGGTGTCTACCGTTAACGCCGTACCGGCTGTTTCCAAGTCACGGTATCCCGATTGCGCGTCCGAGAAAATTGTCACCGCAGCCAGTTCGTCCGATGCCGTATGCACTTCCGCCGAAGTGCCCAAAGGCACGCTTACCGCTGTCCCGCGCTGCGGCGCCGGAAGACATGACGTGAAGTAGTCGAAACGCTTCCCGCGTTTTAATGGTACGTCCATTAGTCCGTGTTGTGAATCTCCGTCCGGCCCATTCGACGTGACTTCCGTCACCGAATCTTGAAGTGTTGCCGACCGGAACCAGTCGTTATATATTTTTCTATACGCCCTGCCCGGTAGTGAACTAATATTATGTTCTGTCGTCACAAGCCCGATTGGTAATCCCATAAAGTCCCCAACGTCCCCGAGCAATAGCGTCGAACCGTCTGCGCACACCGGGATTGTGAATGAGATTGAATCACCCGGATCGTCTTGCGCCCCATGGAACCGTTCGTGATTAATCCAAATTGTCCGGTAAGGGACGAAGAACGCGAACGTATCGAAGTACAAATTGTCTATGATCGGTTCCAATGGCGTTGCTAGACGCATGAAGAAGTTCGTATTAACCCGGAATGTATCTCCGGGTATTATGTCGATCGGTTGGCAGATTGGTACCAAATCATCCGCGTCGAACGCCGTTTTATTTCCATGCGACAAATTGAACGTAGACCTTGGAACGCTAACGCTCGGAGTTTGGGAGAAGTCGTGTTGTGATCTCATGCCGTTCCGCCATAGTTATCGATCTCTTTTACGAGATCGAGTTGTTTTTCCGGATTTACTTGCTGTGATTGTGCGATGATTTCCATCGCTGTACAAAGACACTCATTACTTTCATTCTGGACAATGCCAGTGTTGTCGTCAAAGTTTCCTAGACGCCACAACGAATAGTCTTTTGGATGTTTTGATATTGGTGTTTCCGCTGCTGTTGCAGCGTTAAGGAATTCCCGCCGTACCAGATCGTCGGCAGTGGAGAAGAAAGGTTTTTCGTATACGCCCGAGGCCATATCGAAGATTGCATAAAGTTGTACTTTCACTAGAGATTCCTCTTTAATTGATTTTCTTTTGCGCGCGCGCAGATGTATTTATCACGTATACGTTCTGGAGTAAAGTCCGCAGCGTGATGTTCGATGAAAGATCGCCGAAGCGATTTAACCAGTTCAAGCATCTCTGGATGCTTTGATTCGAGGATGTTTTGATAATAACGGGGTACTTTTTGCACGGTCCCGTACCCGGGAACCGGGCAAACATCCGAGGGAAAGATGTCTGTTGCGAATTTCGCATAAAATCCTGCGCCTAAGCCGCAAGGCTTTTTTCGCCCGGTCGACATTCGAATATATTCCGGTACCAGCCAATAGGCCTCCCCGTGCTCATCGCATCGGAGGTAATGATCATAGGCCTTTTTTCCTGTGATTTTTTTTGCCGCATAGCCAGCCGTGTAGCTGGCAGTTGCGTAGTTAAGTTCCGCCACCGTAGAGAAGCCATAAGGCCATAATTTATCGAGAGTAGGGCTTGTATATGTATAGAACCCTTCCTCATCTTTGAATAGTTGCTGATCGCGGAACGTGTAGTTGAAGACGCACATATGATAGTGCGGTCTTTGATTTTCGTCGCCGTATTCTCCGCAATAGAAATAGCGGATTTTTTGTTCATTTTGTTTTCGTAAGGCGCGAATGAATTTTTGAACGTGTGACGGTTTGAGTGAGTAGTCTTCCGGTATATGTTGTCTTTTCTTGAGTTGCTCGTCGGTGCATTCTGATGGGTCTCGGT